ATATTATTTTTAATATTATTTTGTATTAAATTTATCGAAGATATATTCCCCATATATATATATATATATAAATTATATATATAAATTATATTAATAAATTATTTTTTTAAATCGGTAGTTGTAGCTTTAGATTTGGCTTTAGAAATTATAACAATAATAACAATAAATATAATAATAAGTAAAACAATTGTTATGATATAAAATATATTATCATTCATACCTAATATCGTAGGGCTTTGGATAAGAGGATACGGTGAAGGAACTGGGTAGGGTGATGGATATGGTGAAGGATATGGTGAAGAAACTGGGTAGGGTGAAGGAACTGGGTAGGGTGATGGATATGGTGAAGGATAGGGTGAAGGAACAGTAGCAGTACCTATAACCATAGTATTACTTATAACTTTTAATCCTATCTTAGTAGCAATAGTATTTAATATATCAGTAGATTTTATCGTTTTATAAATACAATTTGCTACTAAAGCTGATATAATACCAACATTCATGGAAACATTTGTAATCGTCCCTCCATTCGTTGCTGTTATACTACCAGTTGCTATCGCATTATTTGCTAATCGTGCTGCGATACATTCTTTGAATGTTAAAGTTGATTGATTTGTTTGAATAATATTGGTTACTAAATTTGTGAATTGTTGATTAAAAATTGTAGTAGAATTATTTGTTGAAGGATCTCCACCATCGCCACCTGATTGAGAATTTTCAGCTGGAAACATCATTTCAGATTTTTGCGCAGTTGATAAATTCTCTAGTGCTACTTGAGATATTACAGCTGCAACTGAAGATGAAATTGTATTATTTTGCGAAGATGCATCATTTAAATTAAAAGTCATCATGGAATTCATATCAACACTTCTTGATAGTATAGAACTTGAACTAGCTGGTGATATTGAACTTGTTTGAGCTAATATAATATTTTGTGAAACTTGATTTGAAACAATTGTATTTAATTGATTTAATGTACTTTGACTGATTGTATTATTTGTTATAATTGGCGTGGATGAAGAATTTCCCATATCGTATATCGTATATATAATATAATATAATATAATTTAATAAAATTTATATTTAAAAATGAATCTATTTTTTAAATATATAACTATATTTTAATGGGCGGTGGTATATTACAACTTGCAGCGATCGGTATTGATACCGTATATTTAATGGGTAATCCAGATATAACATTATTTAAAATAGTATATCGTCGACATACAAATTTTTCAGTGACTCAATATACGACTACTCTATATAACGTAACAAAATATAATTCTACTGGAAAATATAAACTAGAAAAAAAAGCAGATGCAGTAAGTCGAATGACTTTGCAAATAGATATAGGAGAGTTTGATCTTGTTTATGAAACTCCCACGATAAAAAATGTTGAAGCAATTCTAGCAAAATATAATATTAGTTGGCCAAATAATTATCCTCCGACAACAATCGTATCAAGTTCGATGTATGATAATAATATAAAACCGATTATATATGATACTATTAATAATAAAATTATATCCTATAATAATAATCTTCAATTACAATTAGATATTAGTGGAGGGATAACTGATTACGTTGCATATAATGGGACTATACAAAATTTAAATCAAAAATATATAAATTCAATCTTAAATAATATTAGTATCAAATATATCTATACTGATGCATCCGGGACGCATGATTCTTCATTTTTGATAGAGACATTACGTATATTACTAGACCGTATTATGGCTTATAACAATATATTAATTTATAGAGATGTTCTGATAGATGTTTCAGATAATATTGTTAAGGGAAATAATGATGGTACGTTTAACGAGGATGTTCAGATTAATCTTAATTCAATTATAGAGATATTTAATCCAAATTATCTAACAAATCTATCATATCTTAATGCGTATATAAGATATTTATTTGAAAAAGGTTATGGTTTGTACTCTATAAATGCCGTCTCTAATTATTCTCCGCTGGATATCAATCAGGAACGTATTCAGAGAAAATCTTATTATTATAGTTTAGATACAAGTGGGAATTATATTCAGGGGGATCCGATCAGGATGTCTAATCTTGTTGGGAATGAACCAGTTATTATGGTTTTTTTTGATATTATAAAATCTTACTTAGCAGATATAGATGTATCGGGGAGTCTAGTCAGTCCAATCAATATTCGTGATATGATGTATGATTCTTATCTTAATTATCAATCGTATTTATACCTGCCTCCGACCCCACCCTCACCTCCACCTCCAACAATCTTTCAGGTACATTTATCTAATGTATTTAGTTTATTTATATTATTAAAACAAGCCAAAATTCCAACCGTAATTGGATTTTTGGATTGGAATATTCAAGATTATTATATGAGTATATTTAAAACAATTTATTCGAATCCATATTATCCAATCCTAATCTCCTCTCAAACATCCCCAACCTTAGATGGATTACCAAATTCTTATGTAAATTTTGATTCATATATATTTGTGAATACTTATTTAGATTCCCTCCCAAACACTACTACTATAATTTACACTGAGCAATCTATTATTGCAGCAACTTCTAATATAATTACATATGTATACGATAATATTTTATATAATTATGATGTATTTAATACGATAGTAAAAGTAGTTCAGAATGCAAATTTCTCAAATCCCAATCATTATAGATTTGCGACATATTATACCTATACGAAATATGTATCTACCTATCAATTAGATTCATTATTTTTTAATATATTATATCCATCAACATTTGGTCTCAGTGATAATTTTATAGACAATCTTACAGCAATTACTCAGACTGATAATTATTTTATTTCACAAATAACATCTTATAATACAAACTTCTTATTAAATTTAAATAAAGATGTTCAAAATACTATTTTTACAGATTATTTTAATGATTTTACCTTATGGAATTTTTTAATATTACAAGATTTGAGTGGAAACCCAACTAAATTTGGTTCCCTATTAAAAAATATCCCATATCAGTCGACAACGGTATACGATATTATAAATCAAAATAGTATTAGTAATACTATGACAAAATTAGGTATCTTAAACTTCATACCATTATATTTATGTAGTGATATACCCAATGCAATTAATGCAAATATTATGGATATTTCAGGGATAGATGCCAGTGGATTTGCATTATTAGATTTATCATCGAATACTTATGAAAGTTCTTCTTTGTCAATACCTATTGTATATCAAACATTAGTTTCAAATATTATCCTATCAGATGGTGTTATTATGGATAATGATTTTATTACGGCGTTTGCAACGGATTATTTATCAGCATCTAATAAAGTTAGTCTTATTAGATTATTGCGCCCTGAAAAATCATATCCATTTATTACGCCGATGCCAATTCCATCAAACCCAAATACATCCGAGTTAAGAGTTGTATACCTACCAAATACTCGTGCAGTTGTCGAGGAATATCGTCGAGAATATTGTAGAATAATAGGAACATTGACTGTTGATTCTTCAGTAAAAGAATTATTATTCGAAACAATCATGGTAATCTTAGATAATTACATAAGATTTGATTTTGGTGCAAGTTTTGACCAAACTAATTTAAATCTAAGTTCCTATTCTACTTATAAATTCAATAAATATATCTATCCGACAAATATGTATTTATTAAGTAATACAAATACTTCTTTACAATATCCTCTATTAAAACCTAAACCTAATAATCTAACCACTTTTATATATGCACAGGCATCAATTTATGGTTCGATTGGGAGGGAGAATACAAATTATTTTAATAGTATTATGAATGATGTTGGATTGAATCAACAAATATATAGGAATAATTTGGGATTATTAATGTATGATTTATATGTGAATTTTATAAATACCTATTCAACTTTAGATGTAGTCGATGTATCTGGTTATGAATATTTTACTAAAGATGGTTCTGCAAATCTAGTACAATTCTCTCAATCGAATCTATACCCGTCTATTACGATTGGATATTCTACTTATCCTACTTATCCTACTTATCCTCCTATCGTTGATATATCTTATAATATTTACAATCAAACAGGAACAAATATCACAATTCCAGTTATTACGGGTTTTGATTATAATGATTTGCAAAATGCAACGGACCCCACATATATCGCAGGACAAAATTTTGAGTCTTTATCTAATGATATGCAAACGCAATATGTAAAATTAATTGACAATTATCCTAAATTAAATACTTTCTTACAGATATATAATGCATATACCCTAACAGAAAATTTTAATACAGTCTCGTCAACTATTGATTATTATAATACATTAATTTCTCCAGATATCTCAGGGAGTGTGATTCAAGGAAATATTCCTATCAATCAATATATTACACCGGTAGATATACCTTATCTACAAAACTTGTTAACAACTACTAAAGATTATCTTGTGAATGCTTATAAGATTGCAGGGGATCTTATCTTAGATACCTCTGCAAATGCTCCAATTGAAAATTGGACTGTCTTAGATCTACTTAATAAAATGAATTCCCCATCAAATCCATTTGACCCTATTGCGCATCCTCATTTGTATCAGACCTATCAGTATTGTAATAGTGTATATGTTAACCAAACCTTTATTACAGCATCATCGGTCATAGAATATTACAATACAAATATTCAGGATATTATTATAAAATTATATCAAAGTCCGTTAAAATTAACTTTATATGAAAATTTTATGTCATATTCAAATGTATATGATTTTCTTATAAATTATTTAATTGCAAATACAAATGGTTCATTCTTATTAAAATATTCTCTATTAAATATATCCACGTATAATGATTATGTAGAACAATATCTAATAAATCTAAATTCTACGTTATATGTACAAATATCAGAGATTATTTATTATAGTGGACCTTTGCCTAAAAATACTCCTCTGACTTATCGTAATCAAAATCTAACGGTTTATTATCCCATTCAGAATCTCATCCCAAATATTCTATTATATGAACAATCTAATCTGGATACATTATTAAGCGGGATGATTTTACAACAACCACCTCCCTATTCATGGGTAACAGAATTAGGTCATTATTTTTGCGAATATATTCGAATATTGGTTAATGGAGATCAGATAGATTCATTTAACTCTAATCTATATTCTCTATATAATAAATTATATAATAGTCCGTCTCATCAAAGAGGGTACAATATATGCATTGGAAATACTCCAGATATGTATTCATATAATACTTTTAATAAATCTAATAAAACTTTATATATACCATTATATTTTTGGTTTAATAAAGATATTACAAATTCATTACCAATGATTAATATATTATATTCAGATATAGAAGTAGAATTTAAGATAAGACCTATCTTAGAACTATTAATCACCCCTCCCTATGTATCTTTTGCAAAGGAACCGAAAATAAGGTGTACATTTATCTCAGATAATGTATATCTGGAACAAGAGGAGAGATTAAGAATTGCTTCATCAAAATTAGAATTTTTAATTGAAAGATTTAATTACGGGGGTATTTATAAATATTCTACACCGGATATAATAAATAATAGTGTTTTAACAAAATTATATTTTTCAGACCCAACTAAATTTATATTATGGAGAATCAAAGTTATAAATCCTGTTCAAAATAAATTATACTGGAATCAAAATTCATATACCTATACTTATTATAAAGTTGTAACCCAAACAGATCCTTTAACTTTACAGACATATACTACAAATTATCCATATAATAAAGTTATTACAGTATCTGATAATATAGAGATTCAATTCAATGGGAATGTCAGACAAAAGGGTGAATCTACATATTTTGCTAATGTAAATGCATATTCAAGATATATGGGGAGTTTAAATGAGGGAGAATATTTATATTCATTTGGATTTATTCCAAAATTACTCCAACCATCTGGAACAGCCAATCTGAGTTGTATTAATGACATAAGTATAAAACATACTTTTTCGGATGAATTTGTTAGGATAATAACTGATAATAATTTACAATTTGAAATAGAATACTGGGCAATGTCATACCAAATATTAAGGATTATGAGTGGGTTTGCAGCACTGGCTTTTATACAGACAAAATAAATAATATGCTTTATAAAGCATATTATTTATTTTATTAAATTTTTATTAAAAATACATTTTAATAAAAAGTTTGACAAAATAAATAATATGCTTTATAAAAGCATATTATTTATTTTATTAAATTTTATCAGATTTTTCTGATAAAAGTTTGACAAAATAGAGGATATAATTTATTAAAATATAATTTTAATAAAAAGCTTTAATAGTTTGATAAATCATAACTATCATAAAATATTATTATTTATTTTTAACATATTCGGGTGGTAAAATATAATGGCAAAAAATACAATAATGTAATGTTATATTTTTACCTGTTAATTTATCAAATAATGTATCTAATTGTCTTTCTATTAATCTCGGAGAAGATTTTGTCATTTCTTTATACACATGGTTTCGAATACCTGTGTGTGTATGTATTGCTGTATTCATTGATTGCCATAAATTATAATTTGGGTTATCATTTACGCTTCCATTGCATTTTAAAATATTTCTATCCTTATCTAGAACAAATCCACAAAGATCACAATTTTTATCAGTACCTTGTGAATAATTATTATTTGAATTATTTGTACGATAATCTCTACAATTTTGAGTATTAATATGTTCACCATTATTGAAAGGGCATGGTTCGAATTCATTTACATAATAAAATTTGATAGGATTTATTATACAACCACCACCTTTCATATTTTTTAGAGATTTCTTCTCAGTTCTTGAAGTTTTTTTATTAGAAGTTTTTCTCGAAGTTTTTTTATTAGAAGTTTTTTTATTAGAAGTTTTTTTATTAGAAGTTTTTTTATTAGAAGTTTTTTTATTAGAAGTTTTTTTATTAGAAGTTTTTTTCTTCTCAGTTTTTCTCGAAGTTTTTCTTGAAGATTTTTTATCGGTTTTTTTATTCTGTGACATTATACGATATACGATATGATAATATTTTAATTTAAAAATATATTTTATTATATAATTTTATCTTTCAAATAATACTCCTGCGAATCCATTTGCCACACGTAATATATTTGTATTAAGAGTATATATTCTAACCAAACCCAGATTATTTGTTGATAAAATGGGGTTCAAAGTTAATTGGAGTTCAACTGTATCAATCTTAGATAAATTACAAGTCCCGCTAGGTTGATTCGAATTTGGTTCCAAACAAAATGAGAACATATTAAGACCTATAGGAGGGGCGTTTCGTACGATCGTATAGGGTTGAACCGCTGAGAAATAAGTTGCATCTCTGAGAGATACTCTTTGTTTTTGATTCAAAACAATAGTGCTATCAATAATTAAACTATTACCCCCTTTATACGAATCTGTATAATTGCCGTAATCCATCGAATTATATAAGTAAGACTGTTGGACAATCCAACACATAAATTTACACGGATGATCTGAATTAATTTTTATTTTTTCAGTTGGTCCAGTTGCTTGATTATATTCTGTAATAAATACTTGTTCTATTAAATAATCATGTTTAGATTGAGTAAACTTTATTCGTTCATCATTATCTAGATATATATAATTAACTAATAAAAAAGTATCACCTAAATGAATCGTGCTAAGATCAACTGAATAAGCTTGAGGAGTTATAATTTTAGCTTGGGATTGTTGAGTATATGGTTGAACTATAAAATTACTTGTTTGTCCAACAATATTATATTTTGATGTAGTTACAGACCCATAGGGGATACTCTTAAAATTATTAGTCGAAATTAAATAATAGTACATTAGGCGTAAGTTTATATCATATGATAAAAATATCCCAGAATATATATTAGAATCAATCGTTTGCTGAATATATTCATAAGGAATTAGATTAACAATATCAGCATTAGCTTTTATAAAGTGAGATGGAATTACCTTAAGACAATAATCAAGGCTTTGTAATTCGAGATTGACTTTAACATCCGAATAACCTAATGCAATTATTGGTAAAGAATTTCCACTATTTTGATTAAACCAAAATTGTAAAGGTATATATAGAGTATAGGGATCTTTACCGTTTGTAAATGAAGTTAATGCATCTACATTACCTATCATTTTTGAAATATCAAGTGGATTAAATAATTGATTCCATAATAACATCCATTCTCCATAATGTGTTGAGATAGTTCTACTATTAATTTCAATATTAATTGATTTTATTATACGATACCCTATATCTTTAACCCAGGCAACTTTAGTAATATTATCAGTAAATTGATTTATTTGAGGTAAATTTATAACCAGATGGATTTTTTCTATAAGATCGCCATTCTTCCCAAGAGGCACTGTTACTTTAGAACCAAAATCTACAGTTTGTGTAAATGATTGTCGAATTTCTTCTAATGAATAATTTGTATGTCTTCTATATACGATTTTAAAATATGTTATCTGAGGATTACTCGTCAAAAACATATCCTCAATACCATATGCAGCTAAATGCATTGTAGCCCCAGTCATATATAAATATAATATATTATATTATGTTATTTTAAATCCGTGAATATTACATAAAATAATATTTTATCTAATATTTATTCTCAAATATTTTTATCTTATATACGATAATAAAGGAGGTTGAACAACATAATATAAATTATTAAATGTTTCATAATAAGAATTTAATCCCATTGTAAATGTATTTTGTAATCGTGCATATAGACCCTTTAAATTCTCTTTATCTGATACTAGATTTGTTGCTTCTTGCAGAGAAATATCTTTGCGAGGAGTTGGAGTAGAAGTTGGGGTTAAAGTTTTCTGAGAAAGCTTTTCTAATTGTATAACCTTTGAAAAGATATCTAAATCTTCCATAATTCTTGGTAGTTTTTGTTCAAGTTTAATCATTCTATCAATATTATTCATAATGAGTTCTTTATCCGTATCGATTAATTTAGTTCCATTTTCTTCCATTCGATTAAATATCATTTCAAAATGCGATTTCATTCTAAGACCATTATCAAATATTGCTTGATTTTTAGTACAATTTCCACCTCTTAATACCCCAATTGGAACCGTCATAATTGGAAAATATGGTTGGGGTAAAAATAAAGTTGGAGATTGTGATGATAACATAGGAGGATGAGGAGAATTAAATATGTGTAAACCTCGCTTATCGTTAAGAATCTTATTTATTTGATTATAATTCTTTTCAACAAGAATTGGGTTAGTTCTAACAATTTTCACTAAACTTTGAATATACGTTCGTAATTTGTCATTTGAATCAACTAATTTAACTAATTTTTTATTTTGATAAGATTTCCATTCAGAGTATGACGGGGGTAAATACATACGATTTCTTTCTCTTTTAATTTCAAAACCAAAATTTTCTAATATTCTTAATATTATTAAAGGATTTGTTCTTGAAATATCTCTCTCTGATATATTAAATACCTCAGTTAAATTAGACCGACTAAATCTGCTTAAACATCTAACCATATTTTCAGGTTTAGTATTTATCATACATTGGACAATGTCATTACACGAACCTTTATGGTCATTAAGATTTGTTCCATAACATTTTTGTTCGGCGATATCTGTGTCTAATTTCGTTGCATAATCCACTCTAGTAGAGTCGACTAGATTAAATAACCCCATATCATCTCTAAAATATCTTAAATTCGAACCCATATCAATATATATATTATCTTCTAAATCAGATGTTTTTGAAGATACTGATTTAGGGGATTTTTTAGAATTTTTATAATAAGAATCTCTTTCACTGACTAAATTTTTTGTAAAGGTAGTATAATTTAGCTTAAATTCTTCTAATAAAGCAGGATTTTTTGGATCGTATGGTTTAACTTTAAATATAACATTTGTTCCATCGACAGTTAATTCAAAAAGATCACCAGTTCTATAGACATAATCATAAATATATTTTAATATCTGTATTCGTTGGGATTCGGGAATTTGTAATAAATTAACTCTCTTAATATTATCTGAATCGTCTCTGTATGAAAACCCTTTCACATCGAGAGGAATAAATGGTAATATATCACTGAATAATATTGTATTACGATTTGGATTACGAGCAAGATTAACTCTAAAGGATGCTTTGCTTGATAATATTCGATTTAGAAGGTCTGTAGAAGGATACACTTCGTCCCATCGATTATTTATCGAATTAAAAGTTCTTAAAGATAAATGTACGGAATAAAATTTTTGTGCTTCTAAAGATAAATTATCCCAACCCAAATATACATGTGAAACAAGATTATCTGCAGCATTTGTAGAAAGTGTTGTAAAAGTATTTGGTCTAATTTTTTTAATAAAATCTATATTAAAACTATATCTGAGATTATTTGATATAATATTTTTAATATATTTTCGGCTTTCACCGATCGTATAAGATTGGAGAATATTTATATTAGAAAATATATTTTTAATAAATTTGCCTATACCTGTATCAATAGCTGTATTATAAGAGACAATTAATGTAGGATCATTTTCTTTAATTTTATTTTCAATTTCCAAAGATGGTTTTATTAAAGATTTAATAAAGATTATCATCGATAAAAGTTCAGGATTTTTTGTAAAATCTTTCTCATCGATTGTAATAATTTTATTCTGAAACTCCCGTTTAGAACTATTTAAATTTATATGTTCTATAATCGCATTAAGATTTGTTTCTAAATCGAGATAGAGATTTAATTTTTCATCAAACATTTTAATAAGTTCCTCAACAAACGTATCAGAAGATGCAGGTGTATCAATTTGTCTATGAAATTGAGCTAATCTTATAATCATATCAATAAAATCAGGATGGATATCCATAGGTTCATCCCCTGTCTTCATATCAATATAATTTTTTCGAAGCATTAATTGATATAATGGTTCCTTCTTAATCGTATCAATCGTATCAATCGTATCAATCGTATTTGTACCCTCTGTATACGATTCATTTGAAAAAATTAAATTGCAAAATTGTTTTGCATGTTCATCCATTCCAAAATATTGTTTCATGTCATCGACAAAATTTTGTCTATCAGTCATATATATATTATAAAGATTTTTTAATATTTGATTGAAATATTAAAAATATATTATATTTAATTTATTATATTTATTTTAGCTTGATAAATCAGACATTTTTTAATTGCCGTAGAGGGTAAGATAACTAGAAACTCTACCACTATTAACATCAACTAATGATTGTTGAACTTTAAATATAAGATCGTGATATAATTTGGTAATTTCGTTAATATTTGAAGTTGCAGATTGATTTAAATTATTAAGTGCCATTTGAGTAATATTACCACCAGATTCTCTTGCATTACGAGCAGTATACGCAATTTCGTCTAGTTTAATATCTGTTTGCGATGATTGGGGGTTTACTTTATTAAGAGCTGTAAATAATTTAATATCATCTAATAATTGAAATAATTCTTTTTCACGTCTTGCAACTTTAGCAATTGCAGTAAAAATACGTGCTTTATCTTCTTCAACTAACATTTTACCATTACGTTCCATTTCATCTAATGTAAATTTAAAAGTGCTTTCTAATGCACGTGCATTTACACATTGTGGGTCGTATTTAGAATTTCCACCTCCAGTCATTCCACCTCCAAACATTCCACGATAAGATCCATTATAAACTTGCGGCATAACAGTAGTAATATTTGGAATACCTGAGGCAAGGGGCATAGATAAAATAGGATTTTGACTAGTTAAATTAATACCTTGTTGTAGGACAAGAGCTGACATATTTTGCATATCACAATCTTTTAATTGAGAAGGTT